AGGGGTTGATGAGATATTAGAAAGAAATCCAAAATTTAGAGAAAAATACAAAGGAGAATATGATAGAATGCATGGTGCGTTTCGTAATCCTCCTCCAATTGAAGGGGCAATAGAAGCAGTAAAAAAACTTGCTGAAAGTGGTAAATACGAATTGTATATTGCAACGACTGCTCCGTGGGAAAATCCACAATCTGCAACTGATAAACGTTATTGGATTGAAAAACATTTTGGTTCTTTATTCGAAAAGAAAATGTGTATTACTCATTTAAAGAATATGCTAATTGGAGATTATCTTATCGATGATAGAAAAGCAAATGGAGCGGGTGAATTTAAAGGCGAATTATTACAATTTGGATATGATTATGTAAACGATTCTTATAATGAATATCCTAATTGGGATTCTATATTAAAAAAATTATTATGAGAAAAATATTCATAGGTATTTCAGTTCTTATAGGATTTGCATCTTGTGAAAAAGAAATGGCAGAAATCTCTCCCAAAAAAGAATACACATTCACAATTGATTCTGCTTTAACTAGAGATGGTAAAAGAAGTTTATATAAAGATGGAAATGGTTTATATCATATTAAATTAGATAGTACACTAAACCAACAATCACACCGATTAACTGGCAGAATATTAGTGAATGGAAAAGAACCTTTTCCTCCTGAAAAAATAGAGTGGGAAAGTAATCTTTATTGGTTGTTACGAAGAAATGATACAATTGCTACTATAACCAAAACCTATATCAATTATTTCACAGGTCAATTTACGGTAGTTCAATTACCTCCACTAATTTCTTCAAAAGATGAATTAGTACCGACTGTAAATAAAGCATCTTATAGTGGAACTAAAGGAGAAATAAATACTATCATATCACCTATATATAGAATGAAAGGTGATACAATGGTTATAAAGGCTTCACATTTTGATAGCCAAAAACAAATTTACACAAAAATAGTTTTAGATTAATGAAACCAAAAATACAAATAGATTTAACTCCTATCACCGAAGAACATTTGGTTAGTTTAGGATTTGAAAAAATTGAAGATGAACATCAAGAAGGTTCTTATGCGTATATGTTGAAATTACCAAAAAATAATACTGATCCAAATTGTATGTACCTTATTTCTTCATATAACGCAGAATCAGAGGACATCGGTTTAAACGAGGGTGAATATATAGTAGAATTATTTGATAGTGGAGGATTGGGTTTATGTACGTTTGTGGAGGAGTTAGATATGCTGTATTTTGTTCTTACAAAAGAAACTTTAAAATAATTGAAAAAAATATCTGGATTTAGTTGGAAAATTAAAATTTTTTCCGTATATTTGGGGTATCTTATTTTAGTATAGATCAGTAAAGCAGAAAAGTAAAGAAAATAAAAGTAAAACTTAAAAGAAAAAGAAATGACTAAGAAGTATTCAAACGAACAATTAGAACAAAATTACCAAAGGTTCATTGGGATTATCAAAAAGTATGTAAAGGGAGAAAGGTTAGAAAAATGTCTCCATATGTACTCAATGGATGAATTGGGTGCGAGTTTAATGTTATCGCCTGCAAGTGGTAATTTAAATTTTCATAATGCATATGAAGGTGGTTATATTGACCATATTTTTAATGTGTGTAAAAATGCATTAAGGATGAAACAAACTTTTGCTGATGCTGGTGCTAAATTTGATTTTACTGAAGATGAATTATTATTTGCAGCATTGCATCATGATTTAGGTAAATTAGGAACAAAAGAAGAGATGCATTATATTCCTAATGATTCAGAATGGCATATAAAAAATAGAGGTGAGTACTTTAAAAGAAATGAATCTAACACTTATATGACTTTGACTGATAGAACTTTCTTTACTCTAAATCATTATGGTATTCAGTATAATGAAAAAGAATACTTTGGTATTAAACTTACAGATGGAATGTATGATGAGGATAATCAGAAATATTTAAAAACATATGTTTCAGGAGCTTCTATTAAGACACCTATGTATCATATCCTGCATTTCGCAGATTCAATGAGTTCATTTATCGAAAGACAACAAATTGTTGGATAATGACATTTTGTCAATAAACTATGACAACATTTCCATATCATTCAGTTGGTATGGAAATTGTTTTTATAAGGGTATTAACTTAAAAAAAAATAAAATTATGCTTATTAATGATGCAAAATGGGATAGAATACTTGATAGAGTATTTACCAACAACGCTCCTTTATGGGAAACTTATTCAACTACTTATGTACCTCAAAAGTTTGCAGTTGAAGTAAAAGATGATAAAGCATTTATTGCATTATCAGTATTGGGACATGATCCTAAAAACATTGAAATTAATTGTTACGAAGATAAGATTGAAGTAAAAGCTAAAAAAGGTGAAGATAAAACTCCTTTTAATGAATTAGTAGCAACGATTGATGAACGTATTACATTAGGAAAAGATTTGGATGGAAGAAGCGCTAAAGCAGAAGTTAAGAATGGTATTTTAACATTTGTTGTAGAGCGAAAAGAAGAATCCAAACCTAAAAAACTTTCATTAAAAGTTGGATAATTGAATTTTTATTTATATCTTTAATAAGGGAGGATTTATATCTTCCCTTTTTTATTAATATATATTTATACAAACAAATCAATTTTATGGCAAAATTTAGACAAAGAATCCAGGACAATAACGAAGCAATCAAACAAAGGTTAAGAATCGTTTTGGATATGATGAAGGGTGGAAGACCTGCAAACAATGAAGAGGCAATTAGATTATTAGAAGAAGCTAGAAACTTAGTTGACGGAAATAACGATTTATTAGATTTAGGTTAAAATGAATTGGTTAAAAATCTTAGTAGGATTTTCAGCAATTTTAATCGCCGGTTGTGCAGCTTATTTTTCAGTTACAGGTTTAGGAGTTTTATTTGCTGGAGCATCTTTATCAGTAATGATAATGGCTGGTTCTTTAGAACTTGCTAAACTTGTTGCTGCCACTTATTTAAAACAAATGTGGGATACCATTCATGGTTTTAATAAGTGGTATCTAACTATATCAGTTGCAGTATTGATGTTAATTACATCTGCCGGTATTTTTGGCTATCTTTCTAATGCTTTTCAGGCACAATCTTTACAATTACAACAAGTAGATAGAGAAATTGCAGTTCATCAAACTAAGATTGATCAAAATAATATTCAAATTACTCAACTTTCCACTCAAATTACTGAATTTAACACCAATCAGAGTAAAATTATCGATGGTGGTAAAGTAAATTCACGTTTATTACGTTCAATTGATAATAGAGATAAAGAAATCGCTAAAATTAACGATAAAATCTCTAAATTACAAGAAGAAAATGCTTCTGAAACTGAAAAAATCAATCAAATTAAGATTTCTAACTTAGATTTAGAGAAAGAAGTTGGTGGATTTCGTTTTGTTGCCGAAGCATTTGGTATGGAATTGAAAAATGTAGTAAAATTCTTTATTCTTATAATAGTATTGGTATTCGATCCGTTAGCAGTTGCTCTTATTATAGCATTTAACGGCTTAATTGGTAAGAAAAATATGTATGGAGAAGATTTAGTGGAAAAAAATTACCAAATTTACGAAGATAGTGGAAAAAATTTAACAAAAGAAGATAAAACTTCTAATAAAGTGGAAAATATTTTACATTCACAAAAAGATGCTGAAATATTTTTCAATGAAATCAGTAACCCATCAGAACCGGTAGATGCTTTAATCGAAGCAAAGGAAAAATATGAAGAATCTTTAAAAAAAAAGTCGTTGAAGATATAGAGTTGAACTCTTTACAAAGAGATTTCACAAAAAGAGGTATTGACTTAGATGGAGATGGATCTATCGATGGTTATGATACTAATGGAGATGGAATAATAGATAAATTTACCGCACATCCAAATAGAGTATTAGTTGCAAAGGATATTCTTCCGTATTATGCAAGAGGAAATTTTGATTGGAATGATAAATCAAAATGGATTAATGATCAAAACGCTGTAAACTATTGGATTACTCATAAAAAAGACAAAGAATAGTTTGAAATTATAAAAATTTTCCCTACATTTGTTATATTAAGCAAAAATATATGAAATTAAAAAGAATCGAACCTACTCAATTCAATCAATCAGATGAAGAAATTATAAAAAAGAGATTAATTTCTTATTGTAATAAAAATAAATTTTATGCAGCATCTACTCAATCAATTGGATTACCATTTAGAGCTTTTTTGATTAATACCGAAACACCTTTATTATTAATCAATCCTACTATCTTAAAATATTCACCAGAAACAATCTTATCACAAGAAGTTTCGGAATTCGATGATTTAAGAAAATATAGATATGTGAATAGAGCTTTCAGAATTGAAGTTCAGAGCGATAATTTAGGTTTGGTAGTGTTTGAAGGTACTGAAGAAGATAAAGATAGTTTAAATGAATGTATCTATGCACAACAAATGATAGATAGTTTAGATGGTATTACTATTGCAGATAGAAATGTAAATAGACCAGTAAAATCTGAAGTAAAATACGAAAGAAATCAATTAGTTATGGCCAAATCACCGGAAGGATTGATTGAACAAATTAAATACAAACATATCCAAAAGTACATTGATAATGGATATGTAATAATGTAAAATGGCAAAATTAACACAAAAACAAATTATAAATCAACAATCTCAATCCATTTCTATTATAACAAATAGATTGGTTGAGATAGAATTATTATTAGCATCTATTACCGATTTGATTACGGAAAAAGGTGTTATCGATAGAAATGATTTAGAAGTTATAATCAAACAAAAAGCTCAAATTTTGAATGATAGAGTGAAGAAATTTTCTCAATACAAAGATGAAGAGGAATTTGAGTATTTTCCATATTATGGAAAACCTGGTGAAGCTTAAAAAATAAATTATGGAAATTATAATTATATTATTTTTATTAGTTTTATGTGGTATTTTAGTTTATTTAGTTAAAAATTCATTAAACAAGATTGAATTTTATGAAAACTTTATAAATGATAGAAGAATACAATATGAAACTTTATTAAACACTATTAGAGAAATAGATAGTAAAGAATTATTTGAAAAAGATGATGATGTAGGTGCTGTTTTTACACAAATAAAAGACGAAATAGAATCATTTGAAAATATTTTAGATTAATATGCCGAGAAAACCAAAAACTCCAAAGAATAAAATGTATTTCACTTTGGACACTGAAGAAGCTATAATAGCTTATAACAAATCAGAAAGCCAAAGAGAACGAAATCAACTATACGTTGATAGAATCAAATATCCATTCGAAAAAATAGCAGAAAATGTTTTAAACACATATAAATTTTCATATTTTGACGATGGACCATCAGATGTAAAAAGAGAAGTTGTTGCTCAAATGATTTCTAAAATACATATGTTTCAGGAAGGTAAGGGGAAAGCGTTTTCGTATTTTACCAGGATGGCGTTGAATCATTTAATTCTTTTAAATAACTCTAACTACAAACGATATAAACAAAATGATTTAATATCAGCAATGCCTGAAAGTTGGAATCCAGCTGAAGATACCGTTGCAATCGAAACTGATAGTAACCACGCTGAATTCAGACTTATAATGTTAGAATATTGGGATAAAAAATTAAATTCTGTATTTGATAAAAAAAGAGATATTCAAATCGCAGATGCTATATTAGAGTTATTCAGAAGAGTTGATTACATTGAAAATTTTAACAAAAAAAGCCTTTATCTATTAATCAGAGAGATGACTGGGCATAAAACACATTATATAACAAAAGTTATTTCGATAATGAAAGTTCATCAAGATAGAATTTTAGAAGAATTTTTAAATACAGGAGATATCGAAATAGAAGAAGATACATTTTTTTAAATTATGATTAGTATAGGAATAAGTTGCTTTTACCACGATAGTTCGGTATGTTTAGTGAAAGATGGTAAAGTATTATTAGCAGTAGAAGAAGAAAGATTTAGTGGTATAAAGCATGATAACTCATTTCCACATAAATCAATCAATTGGATTATAAATGAATCTGGAATTTCATTTGAAGATGTTAATGAAGTATGTTTTTATGAAAAACCTTTAATTAAAACTCATAGAATAGTAAGTTTATGTTTAAGTAATTTTCAATTAAAAGATGCATTTTCTTTTTTAGTAAAAGGATTAAGGCAATATTTTAATCTTAAAAAGAAACTTAAATTTATATTTTCTAATGCTGAAATTAAATTTACTTCACATCACGATTCTCATATAGGATATGCATATTTAACATCTCCTTTTGAAGAAGCAGCTGTATTAAGTGTAGATGGTGTTGGAGAATGGGAAACTACTGTATTAGCAAAAGCAAATGGTAATAATTGGGAAAAAATAAACTCAACTAATTTCCCTCATTCATTAGGAATGTTCTATTCAACGTTTACCGCCTTTTTAGGATTTAAACCAAACGAAGGTGAATATAAAGTAATGGGATTAGCACCATATGGTAATCCTAAAACATATATCGATAAATTCAGAGAAATCATTTCACCATCTGAAAAAGGAATTTATAAATTGAATATGAATTTGTTTGCGTATCATAAATCTGATGAGGTTATGTTTACTTACGCATTAACACAACATTTAGGAATCCAACCTAGATTACCGGAAGAAGAACTTACACAACAACATAAAGATTTAGCAGCATCAGTACAATTCATTTATGAAATGTACTTTTTTAGATTATTAAAAGAATTGCATAAACAAACTAAATGTGATAATTTAGTACTAAGTGGTGGGTGTGCGTATAATGGAACTGCAAATGGAAAAATAAGTAAAAAAACAGGATTTAAAAATGTATGGATTCCATCAGCACCATCCGATTCAGGTTCATCAATCGGAGCATGTTTAATTTCATATTATAAAGATACTTCTAAAACTAGATTAGAAAACATAAATCCATTTTTGGGTCCATCATTTAAAAATGAATATATTTTACAAGTTCTAAGAACTTATAATGATAAGTTAATCTACAAAAAATTAAATAACTATGAAATTGTTGAATTGGTTGCAAATGAAATTTCAAATGGTAAAGTTGTGGCTTGGTTTGAGGGTAGATTGGAGTTGGGAGCTAGAGCATTGGGGCATCGCTCTATTCTTGCTGACCCGAGAAATCCTGAAATGAAAAATAAAATAAACAAAATAGTAAAGAAAAGAGAAGGATTTCGCCCATTTGCACCAATTGTTAAATCGGATTCGGTGAGTAAATATTTTGAATGGGATAAAGAAGTTCCATATATGAATCAAATTGTAAGTGTTAAAAAAGGATTTAGAGCAGCACTTCCTGCTATAACACATATTGATGGAACTGCTAGAATTCAAACTTTGAAGAACGAAAAAGATGTGGAAAGAATATATTCTTTATTGGAAAAATTGGAAGAGAAAAATGGATTTCCAATTGTTTTAAATACATCATTTAATGTTAAGGATCAAACTATGATTATGAATCCTCAAATTGCTATTAAAACCTTTTTAGAAATAGGGTTAGATACATTAGTATTAGAAAACTATGTAGTACGAAAAAAATGAAAAGATTAGTTGCATACGGTGATAGTTGGACTATTGGAGAGGGTTGTAATAGAGAAATCGAAGATACCCTCTCTAAACACGAAAAGATGGTATATCAAAAAGAAAATAGTTGGGTAAGATTTTTATCCGATAAATTGAATATACCTTATGAAAATAATGGAATAAGTGGTAATCCTAATAATAAAATTTTTAATCAAATTGTAGATGATGTAAAAAATGGTATCACTACAAAAAATGATTTAGTGGTTATTATGTGGAGTTCATCCTTAAGAGATTATCTTCCATTTATGCCACATGGGCCAAAAGGAGAATGGTTAAGTTGGAGTACAAAACATTTAATTGAAACACCTGATAGATTTTTTACATCAACTCAAACTGAAAATAGATATTATGATTTCTTTATGGAAGATTATAAAAAGTTTTGGCTAACAAATCTATACGAAGATTTATATTATTCGATTGTAAACCAAAACTATATTATCTTTCTTCAAGAATTTTTCAAACATTATAAAATAAATTATGTAATGTGTGATGGTATTGAAGATATGTTTTTAGGTATTATACCGCAATATGATAAAACAAATCTTATAAAATCTGAAAACTATTGGGGATATAAATCTGATACATTTAGAGATTGGTTGATAAAAAGAACAGATGATTCATTTTGGGAACATAAAGAAAGATGGGATACAAGAGGTACTCAACATCCTAATTTAAAGGGATATCAATTAATTGCAAATGAGTTGTATAAATTTATAAAATCTAAAAAATGATAAAATTATATTTTTATAATTTAACAATTGATTTGTTAAATAGATCACATTTGGTTAATCAAACTTTTTTTGAAAGAGTAGATAATCCACAAATAGCTGATTTTCTTTTTATATCCCTTACCGGTCAAAATGGTTTTTTTGATGATTTAAACAAAAAATAATTTTATATAATCACACCGAACCCATAGCTTTTGGTAGTGCTAAACAATTTTTGGAAAAATGTATGAAATTAGGATTAGATAAAAAAGATATACTATTCCATTGTAGTAATCATTTTTTAGATAATTTTAATTGTTTACATAAAGGATTATCAATTCTTGATCACACTATAAATTCACAATTACACACCGGATTTTTAGATGTGGATAATAGATTTTTAAAATTTAGTTTTTTAAACAATTCGATTAGAACTCCTAGAGCATTAGTTATAAATGAATTAATGTCTAGAAATTTAAATTTTAATCAAAGTTATATTAGCTGTAATGGAGATTTACATTATGGTGATAAGAATATTGAAAAATTTGATAATATTAAAAACAATTTAAATATTCTTAAAAGTCATGATTATAATAAAGTTTATACTCATACAATTTTAGAAGAAGATTTAAAATTTCAATTAGTATATAAAAATTCTTTTTTTTCTTTCGTAATAGAAACTTTCTCCGATTTTGGAATGGATAATAATGGGTTTAACTGCCATTTAACCGAAAAGACCATTAGAAATTTTGCTCATAAAATACCATTTTTACTTTTAATATCTTCAGAACAACAAATTAAGATAATTGAAGATTTGGGGTTTGTTCTTTTCAATGATTTATTTGATTTTAAAATTAATACATCGGATGTGGATAGTACCGTAAAGGCTTATACCGATGTTATTGAACAAATAAGTAAAATGAAATCATATGATGTAAAGCAAATGGTTTTACAACCTAAATTTAAAGAAAGAATAGAACATAACTATGATAAATTTTTATATTACAAGAATTTAAATATTGAAAATATATATAGATATATTTTATCTAATTCATATGAGGATAAAAATCATATTTTATTAAATACAATTGAAAATGATGATTTTCCAATTTACAGCATTATTTCATCTATGATTTAGATATTTTGGTTTTGGGTATTTATTAATAAGAAAAAGATTATGGCAAAACAACAGGCAACTGACTTTGTTTTATTTGGTGAAAAGAAATTATCCGATTTGTTTCAAGAGATATACACTAACCAAAGAACAAAGAAACAAAAAATAGGTGATTTGATTGAAGAATTTAAAAAATCAATCAGACATGCGGGCGATATTGCAGAAATAGGTCCTGTGATAAAAGATTTGGTAAAGTTTTCAGTAGAAAATGATGACTTACTTATTAGATTAGCAACTATTGCTCAAAGAATAATTGCGGCCGAATCAAAAGGCCCATCTGATGATGGATTTTTAACTGAAGCAGAAAGAGCACAATTATTGGATGAAGTGCGAAGTGTTGCAGATGAAATGGAAAAGCATACTAAGGATAAGGTTGATGATATAGAGATAGAGTTACAAGAAATTCAAAGTAAACTAGAAAAACGATAATGAGCATTTTTTCTTTTAGAGATGATTATCAGGTATCCCCTCAATCGAAGGCAGTAAACTATCAAGGAACAGGTGTAACGGTTGGTGTGGTTAAAAAAGTTTATTTAGAATTTGGTGAACAACCAAATGGAAGAACTATTATACCTGGTACAATTGAAGTTGAATCTTATGGAAAAAATAAAGCTACTAGAATAATTGCTTATCCAGAAAGTGAATTATTTTTAGATATTCCTTTAGTAACTGAAGTTGTGGATGTTTATTTTAGTGGAACTGTTCCTGTTTATAAAAGAGTAAATTTAAATAAAACAATCAATAATGGAGGTACTGAAGCTGGTACAAAACCTGCTGGAACTCCTCAAACCGGAGTAAGTAATTTTAAATCATTTAGTGGAGTTGTAAATACTTTATCTAAGGCTGGAGGAGATTTTGGTGAATATTTTAAGAAAAAACCAATTCATCGTTTAAAATTATACGAAGGAGATACTCTTATTCAATCTAAATTTGGTCAAAGTATTAGATTAAGTGGATATAATAATAAAGGAAACGAATTTAATCCTAAAATTATTATAAGAAATAAAGAATCGGCAAAAAGTAGTTTATTACCTGTTTCAATGTTAGTTGAAGAGGATTTAAATAGAGATGGTAGTACTATAATGATGTCAAGTGGAGCTCCTGTAAATTTTATACCAGGTACTCCGGATATGTTAGGTGGATCAGATTTTAAAACGAGACCTGATAAATCAACTAATATTGTTTTTCTTGGTAAAAAAGATGATCATGCATTTGAAGCATATCCTAAAACTTATGATGGTGAGCAATGTTTTATAACTTCTGATAGATTAGTTTTTTCATCTAGAAAAAATGAAATGATTTTTTGGAGTAAAGGAAGTTATGGTGTTATAACCGATGGAATTTTCACAGTCGATGCACAAAATGGTGTGAATATAAATGCAAAAAATCACATCGATATTCAGGCTTATGAAAAGCAGATAAATTTATTTATAGGAGATACAGGTGAAATTAATTTAGGAAACAAAAATTTAAAACCTGCCGTAGATGGATTGGCTTTAAGAGGATTTTTAGAAGATTTAATCCGTTTGATAGTAAACTTAAGAAATGGGGGATTACTTACACCTTCTGGACCTGTTTCCGGTATGAGAACTGATATGGTAGCTGAATTCGAAGAATTAGCTGGTAGATTAAGTACTATGCTTTCAAATAGTGTCAAAATTCAAATTTAATGTGGGATTTATTTAAACTACAAGTTAAAGCAGTGATGGAATCATCACCGGCCTCGTCAGATGATTTGGCTAAGGTGATTGCTACTGCATATGACAATGTAGTTAAATTACCACCTTCTGGAGATTTAACAAACAAAGCCTCTGTTTTAAGTGGAAATGTTCAATTGTTGGAAAACATTATAAAAATAGTTTTTATACAACAATCTCGTTCAGAAGTACAATTACCTATTGTAAATGCAATTGCAAATGGATTTGTTGCATATTGGGGAGGTGCTAAACTTCAAAATCTTCCAATTCCAATAATACCTGCACCCGGATCAATTCAGAATATAGGGGTTACTAACAATATGGTTATTAATCCAGGCATACAAGTATCTATTCCTTTTACATATGAAGGATTGGATAATGTAGATGGGTTTATAAACAAACTAATTCAGGCTGCTAATATCCATTTATATACCGTAGGTGGAATGACGTTCACAACATCAGTATATGGAAATGGTGTAACGGGTCCTGGATACATGCCATGGCAGGGATTTTCGGTGGGGGGTAATCCTATCGATTTTAGTTCATTTAGTCCGAGTGCATTTGAAACCGATCCAAGAGTTTTAGCTGAACTAAAAGCAAGATTTGGTGGTACGATTGTTGATCCTACCGTACTTCAAAGTGATGCTGAATTAGAGGCTCAAGAATTAATTAAACAGGCAGATGCATCAAAAGCAGCATCATTAGCAGCTGGTGGTGGTGGCGGTGCATTGCAAATAACTTATGCTGGTAATCAAGATTCTAACTTAAATGAAATTGCAACAGCTGCTACTAAATTTGGTATTAGTAATCCTCAATTAATCATAGCTCTTCAGGCTAATGCTCTTAAAGAGACAGGTGGTAGAGTAATAGTTGAGAATGTTAATTACACTAAAAATAGTAGAGAAAGGCTTACTGCAATTTTCGGAAAAAGAATCAGTAAATTATCTGATGCAGAATTGGCACAAATACAAAGTTCTCCAGAAGCGTTTGCAAATTACATTTATGGTGCACCTGGTAATTCATTAGGAAATACCCAACCTGGTGATGGCTACAAATTCAGAGGAAGAGGGTTTATACAAATTACGGGTAGAGCTAACTATGCAGCTGCATCGAAAGCATTATATGGAGATGATAGATTATTAAAAAATCCAGATTTATTAAATGATCCAAAAGCAGCTGCCGAAGCATCTGCTTGGTTTATTAATAGAAGTTTGGATAGTTTTGCTCGAAAAATGAATATTAACAAAAATGATTTAACTCAAGAGCAAGCTACACATTTAATAACAAGTATAGTTGCTGGTAAACCTATTGATAAGAATGGTACAGGTTTCTTAACTACAACCGCATTGGGTAAAGCTAATCAATATGCTGCTCAATTATCTCTTAAAAATACAAACGCATTGGCAGCCGTTACAAAACCTTCATCCGGACTATCTTTGGGTGGATAAATTGGATATTATCGAATTAATATATTTATAATCAGAATTAAACAAACTATGGACACTAACAAACTTTTTAAAGCTATTCAAATAGTAGTTAAGGAAGAAGTTAAAAAACAAACTTCGATTATTAAAGAGGAAGTAAGAAAAGAAATTCTTGCTGAATTAAAGAAATCAAATGTTCAAAAACCTATTATTGAAAAAAAGGTAGATAATCCATTTGATAGAGCATTATCAATGTTAGAAGAAGATAGAGAAGTAGAACAAAAACAATATTCTAAAAACCCTACTTTGAATCAAATTCTAAATGAAACTGCTGTAAGACCAAATTTTAGTAGAACTGATGGTGAATGGGGAACTATTTCTCCTGAAATGATTGGATATGGTGATATGGGTATGGGTGGACAAACTTCTAAATCAATGCCTGTAACTGGAAATGATTTAATTGATAAAGCAATTGCTAGAAGTGCAAAGGTTTTGGCAGCTAGTAAAGATAAAAATAGATAATAAATGGCAATAGTTGTTGGTGCAAAATTAGTAAAAGACTTACCTGAAAAGGATAGAGTTGCTATTGGTGTAACTTTACCATTTCAAAGAGGTAATAATGGATATTTTGCTCAATCATACCAAACTATTGATCAAATTAAATCAAATATTAAAAATCTTTTATTAACTAAAAGAGGTGAAAGGTTAATGCAACCTAGATTCGGTACGGACTTATATGATTCGTTATTTGAACAAAACACCGATGATTTAGAAATAAAAGTTCAAACATCGATAGAAGATTCAATTTCAGAATGGATGCCGTTTATTTCTATTGAAGAGATATTAGTTGATCAATCTAATTCAAATAGAGATAGATATAATTTTGATATTTCAATATCATTTAGGGTTTCGGGACAACAAAATTTAGAAACTGTA